AGGTCTTTAATAAAATCCATTAACGACCTCTAGCTACCATATCTGCTTGACGAGCTATTTCGTCATCGTCTGGTGCTGTATCCATATCGTCTTCTGGTTCGTCTTCGGGCTCAGGGTCTGCTACTTTAGGTGCTACACCTTTTGCTACCAACTTCTCGCCAAATGCCATAAACTTCTCAATTGTTTTCGAATTCATACCACTTTCTTTTTCGAGATCTTGCACACTTCTTGGTCCAAATGTAGTACCAAATTTTGTAAGCGCATTACCTAAGACTGACATTTTGTTAAACATGTCAATTTCTGCATCTGACTTACCTTTCATCGAAGCTGTTTCACTGTGCCTCATCAATGCTCTACCAATGTTAGCCAGTATCTTGTGATTAGGATCTGTTTCCATTCCTGCTTCTGTTACTTCGTTTATTTTCATATCTATTTCCTTAATTTGGTGTCCATCTATTACGTGGAACTAATTTAGTTTTACTTCCGAGAGCAACGTAACCTTCGCCACCCTTTTCGCCTTTTGTTGTTGCCTTAACGTCTGCGTCAGCATCGTCTAATTGATCTATGATATGATCCTTTACAGACATAATTTGTTTTACAAGTCCTAGTATTGCTGTTAAGCCACCAGTTTGTTCTTCTAATGCTGCTAGTTTTGCTTGCTGTCCTTGACTTACTTTACTTTGCTTTAACCAATTAAAAAAGTTTGATTCTAATTGACTTAGGTTCTTAGCCTTTCCCATTTGGTTTAGATAAGTGTAGATAATTTGTCCAGGGTTACTTAATCCTTGTGTACCCTTTAGAAATGCATCTACTGCTTTTGCACTACTTTGCACTCTTTTTCTTATGCTGTCAACCTCTTTTGTGTCTACTGTGGGCTGATGTGTTACATAAGTTTGTCCTAGCACTACAGCGTCTTGAGAATTAAGTTCTTTTACATCTTTAATAGGTGTGCCAGACTTGCTGCCCCATTCATCAAATTTTGTGTGAACTACTACACCAACTTTTGAATTCGCTATGCGTCCGCCGAGTTGGCTCTTCGTATCTACTGTGTATTTGACATTATTGGGTTCAAATTCTACTGCTCCGTCAGTAGTGCTAAACGGTTTACGTGGACTGTATAATAAATCTCCGTATACATATCCGCGGAAGTTTGGAGGTGTAGCTGCTTTCATGATATTGAACACCTCTGCCATTTCAGCACCAAAGTCTGCTCTCCATGGTTCTTCTTCTACACCTTTGCCTGAATTTTGGATAAAACGACTTAGGTCTTCTGCTGAAGTTGATTTGTTTCTGCCCCAGCCGTTCTTGCCTACAAGAACAAATTGTCCATCTGGCTCACGTCCCCAATAGATAGTAGGGTTGCCGTCCCATTTGATAGCAACATCTCCTGAGTCTGAGCCAAGCTTTTCTAATATATCTGCTGCCTCCATTCCACCTTGTGATCCTTTTACAAACACAAGATCCTCTAGGTGTTGGTATTCTCTACCCACCTTTGCTGCTTCTGAGAGACTTTCGCAAACACAGGGTTCTGCATTGCATTTGCCGCATACCCAATCCTCTTTTAAAATACGAAATTCTGTAAATCTCATCTAGTTAGTGCCTTCATTAGTTCAACTACACGATCGTGATTGCGGTCAGCAAGTGTTTCAGGTACTGACTTACCTTCTTTTTCCATTGCTTCTTTCCAAGGAGCAATTAGTTCTTGATAGTTAGGATCACCTTTAATCTTTGCAAGCATACTTTCTACAGTATGCGTGTCTGCCTCAGTAGCACCTTTGCCTAATAGGACAACTGCAATATCGTTCCAGTTATCTGCAACTACTTCGTCGCCTTTGTTTGGATCAACTACACCAAATTTAGGACTAAACTTGTAGCCTCTACCTCTTGCAATACTAGACAATAGTATAGCTCTGTCCTTACCTGAGTATTGTTCTGTGCCGCCACGCTTGGCTCCACGTTGCAAGTCTGGATTAGTTGTCATCATAAAGTCTGTTTGCACATAGCCTTCGCCGCCTTGGATAGGCATACGGAAGTGTACTTGGTCACCAGCATTGTGTATCCAGCCGCCCGTAAACTTACGACCTTGATTCATTATTTCATCTTCTGGGATACCTTGCTTCTTGCACCATGCAGTAAGTTTTGCAATTAACTCGTCTTTGCTTATCTTGTTTAGGTCAGTGTTTAAATCCAAGTCGCCTGAACTATTCTTTTCAAATGTTCCGTCTGGATCTGACTTTTTGCCTGTGGTTCCTAGTAGATCGTCATCAACAAATTCTAAACCTGTAATCTTTTCAATTGCATCAACAGTAGGTCTTACAGCTGGCGTAGGAATACGCTGTGTAAGTGGACCTTGCTCTGTTTTGAAAACATTACCGCCTTCATTAAGTTTCTTCATCTAACTTCTTACTCTCTATAACTTTTTGTATTGAACGCTTGAATTTACGTGGATCACCGTTCTTTATACTACTAAGAAATCTACGCTCAAGTTCATAGGCAGTTTCGTCTTCGTATAGATGATGAATACGGCTGAGCAAATTGATTGCACTTTCAATAATATTATTTGCAGTAGAGTCTATAAAGTAATCGGTATCTTTTTTACCGTGTACATTATTCAACTCTTCAAGTATAGATCTTGTTCGTTTTTTCATTGTTCAATTTCCTGTTAATGTATTTAGTGCATTTACCTTATAAATATTACAAACATTGGAGGGTGGTATATTGACAATTTCTAAATTACGTTTCGAGGAACGTTCTCTATTATTTGCACAACTAGCAAAGATAGCATATAATAACATCAAAAAAGCAAAAACACAAGCAAAAAAATTAGGGTTTACAGAAGTAGAATTTTACAACAAAGATGGCGCACAGGCATATCGTTTTGCAAATGAAACAGATATGGTAATTGCGTGTCGCGGTACACAACCTACTGAGTTTAACGACATTAAAGCAGATCTAAAAGCAATGCCTGTAGTAGCAGAGACCATAAGCCGTGTGCATCAAGGATTTAAAGCAGAAGTAGACGAGTTATGGCCAATGGTAATGGCAGACTTAATGAGTAAGCAACCAAAACAAAAACTATGGTTCTGTGGACATTCACTAGGTGCAGCAATGGCAACTATTATGGCAAGCCGTTGTTTGTACAATAAAAAAGTTCCTAATCCTCAAGAACTATATACCTACGGTTCACCAAGAGTAGGCTGGAAGAAATACTGTGTGCATCTTGGCGTTGTACATCACCGTTGGGTTAACAACAATGACATAGTCACAACTGTACCCCTACGTATTATGGGGTATACACACCATGGCACAGAACACTATCTAAATGCTTATGGCAATGTACGCAAGATGACAGGTATGCAAAGATTCAAAGATCGCATGCGTGGACTATGGATGGGTCTAAAACAAGGTGGTGTAGATAGTTTCTCAGATCATTCTATTGACAACTATGTAAACTATCTGGAGTTTTACGCTAAAGGCAAAGAAAACTCACAACACTAAGACTTACGAATACTACGATTGTATTCTAATGCTTCTTGCAATATTGACAGCTCAACGTTATCTCGTTGGGCTGTTCTTATGAGTGCTTCTACATCTTTAGGAAAGCAATGTCCTCCAAAGCCACGTTCTTCAGTTACAACACTATGACTGTCGCCTATGCGTGGATCTATCACAGTATAGTGTGCAACTGCACCGTAGTCAACATTTAATGCTTTGCACAAATCATACATCTGATTAAAGTATGCAACCTTTAGTGCAAGGAAACTGTTGCGAGCATACTTGGCAAGTATAAGTGCTTCAGGATCGCAAACTTCTACTTTTACATCAAATATCTTGGCCCAAAAGTTACAGCCTTTGCCTCCCATTAGAATAAGTTCTTGAGAACGTAGGTCTTGTTCTGCGCTATCAGCACGTAGAAACTCAGGAGAAAATGCAATAGTTTTTTCTGGGAATGTATCAACAAGCATCTGCCAACCTTCTACACTAATAGTTGATTTAATCAATATAGGTACATCGGGTGATGCTTCAATAACTTCGTAAACGTGTTTCATTTCACAGCCGCCACCTGCATTTGAAGGTGTTGGCACACAAACAATTACTGCCTCTGTGTCTTCTGCAATAGGGAAGTTCCAGGCTGCATAAGCTGGATCAACAATATCTATTTCGTGCGCTTCTTGTAGTAGAGCGTTGTGTGCTTGTCCTACTGGACCGTAACCTGCAATAGTAATATTCATACTTTATATTATACACGAACTGAAATAAAAGTCAAGAAAAAAGGCAGCTCGT